CCATAGGTTCGAATCCTATCGGGGGTACACAATTTCAATACAATGAATCAAGAACAAAAAGACCGAAACGAACTGCTATGCTCTATCCGAGAGGAGTACCTCAGGATTGTCGGCATGAAAAACACAGGGTCACGCAAGCGTCCCGAGGTAGAGATGCGGTACGCCCTCGTCAATGCTCTATCCAGGTTCTGTTCTGACACAGAAGCCGCATGGGTTTGGGGCATCGACAGAACCACCGTGATACACGGCAAGAGGAACCATGAGATGTACTTCATCAACTCTCCCTTCTACAGGGTGTCGTACAGAGCCGCCAATGAATTGGTGGAGGATCAAGCCGATGCCTTGATGCACTACGCCCCCAACACCGTGAGACCTGAGTTAGGTCGCATGAAGTTTTCAGGGAAGCGTCGTTACGAAGAGGAGCTGATGTACCTGCAAGACTCCATCGACAGAATCAATGATAAGATTGACAAGTTGATACTCAAGCGTAAAGAGATCAAGCATCAGCTAAGCGTGATGAAGAGAAAGACATACAAGAATATCCTCAAGGACAGAAAAATGCTGTAACACCTATGATCACCATATACCCAAACCACTACGAGACAGACAACCCACGTCACATCGATCTCGACCTCGCCTTTCAGCGCATCAAGACAGGCAAGCAATCAGAGACCATACAGGCCATACGAGAGGGCGACAAGAAAAAGAAGAAAGACCTGCCCCTCATCCTGTTCAGTGGCATCTTCGACAGCCGTAAGGATGACAGCCTACGCAAACACAGCGGATACATAGTCCTGGACTTCGATCACATCGACGTGCCTGTGGCCAAGCAGTCTTTAAGCGATGACGAATACGTCAAGGCATGCTGGGTGAGCCCATCGGGTGATGGTCTCAAGGCCCTCGTCAAGATAGATGATCCGACCAAGCACAGGTCACACTTCAGGGCTATGTGCAACCACTTCTCCGAGACACACGGCTTGTTGGTGGATCAAAGTGGCATCAACGAGTCACGGGGTTGTTACGAAAGCTACGACCCCGACATCCATATCAAACCAGAGGGCAAGGTCTTTTCCAAGACCATAGAAAATGCTGTTACGCCCGACGTACCTACCTCTGACGACACGGACTACAGCAAGCTCTATTTGGCCGCTTGCATTATACGCAAGGCACCCGATGGCGGAAAGCACGAAGCCTTGCTCAAGGCAAGCATCTTGTTGGGTGGCTTCATAGCGGCACGACGTGTTGAGGAGTCGGAAGCTGTGCGTGTCTTGGAGAAAGAGATAGCGAAGCGGAATGTGGACAGCATGGAGACGGCACGCAACACCATAGCTGATGGCATACGACAGGGTAAGCTGTCACCTCTGGCCGAGACCATAGAGGCCGAGCAAGCTATGCGGCGTGAGATGATGCTCACCGATGGAGACTTGTCGTTCATGAGTGACGACACCGAGGACTTCGATTGGATCATCAAGTTCAGGTCTGGCGACTTTGAGACAGGGCTATCGACAGGCAACACCATCTTGGACAGGAACTACAGGTTCAAGAAAGAGTTCACCATGATCTCGGGACACAGCAGCATAGGTAAGACCACCTTCATGCTGTACATGATAGTATCATCAGCCATCAACCACGATTGGAGATGGGTGATATACAGCAGCGAGAACAACACGGCGCTTATCAAGATGCGCTTGATACAGTTTGCAACAGGCAAGACCATTCAGGACTTGAGCAAGAATGAGATATCCACCATGATGAAGTGGGTGAAGAGGCACTTCGTTCTCATCGACAACAGCAAGGTGCTGAGCTACGAAGAGGTCTTGTTGTATTGCGAGAAGGTGTCACGCAAGCACCCGATTGACGGCTTGCTGATCGACCCGTACAACTCCCTGAAGATCACCACCCTTTCAATGGGTGGTGTCCATGAGTATCACTATGAAGCGGCAAGTGAGTTCTTAACGTTCAGCAATCGCATGAACATAGCTGTATGGGTCAACGCCCACTCTGTTACCTCAGCTATCAGGGCCAAGGGCAACGATGGACTTCCCGTGGCTCCAGGAGCCGAGGACACAGAACATGGTGGCAAGTGGGTCAACCGTTCCGATTGCTTCCTTACTTTGCATAGGAAGATACACCACCCGAGCATCGACAAGCGAAGAGAGATTGAGTTTCATGTGCGTAAGGTTCGCAACCAAGAGACAGGCGGAGAACCCACGCCATTTGATACACCCTTCATCTTCAAGATGTCTATGGACGGCACATGCTTTGAGATGGTTGGGCCGTTTGGTAGACTCTTCACTCACATACAAGCGACAGATGTAGACAAACAAATGAAAATGATCTGACAGCATGAAACGGAAGCCACGCAAAAGACCTAAAGCAAAAGGACACAGGAGGGCAGGTAAGTCTCTGAAGAGCGCCCTTGAAGCATACTGCTTTGACAGGCTCAAGGACACGGGGTGGGACTTTGCATACGAGGAGGAGGTCTTCTATCTGGTCGATGGCTTTCGATACCCTGGAGTATATCACAAGATGACCAAGGGAAGGGACGTGATGCGTGACAATTCAAACAAGGCTGTGATGGGCATCAAGTACACGCCAGACTTTGTCTCTCACAAACACAAGTTCATCATAGAAACCAAGGGCTACGTCCACGGCCAACACACCTTTCCGTTGCGATGGAAGTTGTTTCTGAAATACCTGATTGAAAACAATATGGAGGACTACATGCTGTTCATCCCTAAGAACAGAAAGCAGGTAGACGCCACCATAGAGATCATCAAAAAACACCTGCACAATGGCCCCAAACAAGCCCTTCGATAGACTTCTTCATCATGAATACGACAACAAAGCACGAGGGGCTACGATTGCATGCATGGAGAAACAGGGCTACATCGTGACAGAGAATCCCGATCAATACGCACAGGATCTTATTGCTGAGCCCAGCTTCATCTCGAAGTTAGACTGTCGTTTTTTAGTCGAGTGTGAAGTCAAGGCTGTTTGGGAGACAGGGAAGTTTCCCTACGCCAATGTGCAGTTGCCCGCCCGCAAACAAAAGTTCTTTGACGAGCGCACCTTGTTTTTTATCTGGAGCAACGACCTCTCAAGAGCCGCATGCTTTTGGAGCGAAGACATCAAACACCTGGACACGCACGAGGTGTCAAACAAAATGATGGCAAAAGGAGAGAGGTTCTTTCAGATACCTCTGTCCTACGTTAAGTTTGTCTCAGCATGAACTATTGGACAACCCACACCACCGTTATAGATGGAGAGTGCATGATCGTGCCTTGCCACAAGGGCTACATGATTGCAATCCTCTGATTACTTCTTGGCCTTTTCGATGGTACGTCCTGCGAAGTACGCACCGAAGGCTGTGAGCATCAAGACCTGAAGGAGATCGACGTAAGAGTCTTTCACAGTGAAGGCCACGTTGTCCATGCTGTCAATCATCATGGTGACCATGAACATGCTCATCAAAGCGATCAAGGTGACGGGTCGGATGAGCTTGGCCAGCTTTACATCGCTTCCCATATCAGCCTTCCATCGCTCTGTAACATTGGCTTGGAATGCAATCTCAGCATCTACCGCTGCCGTCCCCTCATTGGTATCGACGTCAGGGTCTTTTGCAATCAGGTTCTTGACGACACCCAGTCCGCCGCTGTCGGGGAGCAGGTTACCTACCACGGACAAGACATTGGGTGCCTTGTCCTTCAACCAAGATCCTAGCTTGGTGTCTTTGATTTTCTTTTCACTCATGGTTCTGTATTAAAAATCACTCATCAGTATTTCGTCGATGGCTTCTTGCACGTCATCCATGCTTGCTTCCATCGTCATCATGATGTTGGCTTGAAATCGTTTGACCTCTTCGCCTTCGTTGAACACAACAATGGTTGGCACCACAACAATCTTGTGCTCCTGCTGAAGGGCAGGAGCAGTTGCAATGTCCACACGGCTTGTTTCGCAATCGTTCAGGTTCTCTATCCATTCCACTTTGTTTTGGGAATTGAAAGATGCGTTGAACTCTACTACGCAGATGCCGCTGTCACATATTTTATCATCCGCTACATCTGCCACAGAGGTGGCCGCTAAGAATAGCGCAGATGATGCAAACAGGATTGGTAAGATTTTCATTTATCATTTTAATTGATCTATCTTTTCTTCAATACGCTTGATGTCTTCTTTGATTTCCGTGACATCCTCCTGCGTAGTCATGATTGTTTGACGGACAAGCTGATCCTTCATGTCGAACTCCATGCGTGTGATCTCTGGTGCTAATGGAGCTGGCAGTTCCTTGGCTTCTGCGATGTCTGCTTGCAGGGCAAACCACATGGCCACGATTGTACCAACCCCTGCTGCCGCCATGCCTATGGTCTTTAGGTCTAGCGTAATCTTAGTGTCCTCCCCAATCTGTTGAGCCATATCAAATAATTACATAGTTGATGCCGACAGAGAAGTCATGCCATGACCTATCCCAATACTTGTGATATTTACCTTCTGCAAAGACACCAAAACTTTTGTTGAATCTTTTACCAAATATAAGGCCCCCAGAGTAATCGACCCATTGACCACTGTTTACAAACCGATGGTAAGAGTATTCACCATCGGTGTCAAGATGATATGGAATCAAGTTGCCCCAAGTGTGTACCCAGAAGTCCTTTGTGAAGTGATAGTAATCGAAACCCAACACAATTGAATGAACCCACTGGTTCCTCAGATCGCCCCTCTTTTTATCTACGTAGTCCTTCAAGACCTCGGGGATGACAACCTCCTCCCAAACGTCGTAGCTGTTTGCGACGACTTCCCCATCTGGATTGAAGAACTGTCCAGTGTTGACATCTATATTATACCCTTCTTGTATAGCGAGTGAGGTGAAGTGCAACTGATTGTTGTCCAAGACCCACTCATTAAGTGGGTCGTATCCGTAGGGCTCAGACAATCTCTGCATGATGCCTGCGTTGAGTGAAAGCTTACCAACCTTCGCCCGAAATCTTTCGGAGGCTTCGAAGTATCGGACATCAGCAAAACCATCCTGCAAGAACTCTACCTTGGCAATCCATTGATCGGCTACATACCTGAGGAAATGGTCTTGATCGAGATAGTTGATGCCCTGCTGTCTTCTGTAGTCACCTTCAAACAGAAACTCAAAGCCACTAACCTTACCAATGGTAGCAGCATCACCGTAGGATTTCTCTGTCCCATTGTAGAATGTGTTGGCCCTGTTCTCGTATCCAAAGCGGGCAATCTTTCTGATGCCCGCTGTCAAAGAGTAATCGAAAGGCGTCTCTACTATGTCAGTTTGCAAGCCATTGCCTACAGAAAAAACCTCTGCGTCAGACAGTGAGTTACCTCCGCTGAAAGCTGTGTAGAACGTGGCGAACTTCAAAGCCTTCTTGATCGACTGTCCCGATGCAGTGATCGAAAAACAAATTAACAAGATGGTGGTGATGTACTTCATTGTCTTACGATTCTTTCTTTTGTAATCCTACCTTGATAGCTAGCCATGATGACATAGACCCCTGGAGATGGGAGATCGATTCGAGTGTCCTGTGTCTCCACCACCTTCTTGCCTGATGCATCGTAGATGGTAATCACTGTGCCTGTGGGTGCCTCTACGTTGATGATGTTTTCAGTAGGGTTTGGGAAGAAGTAAGTCATCTCCCTTACATCCGAGGTGATGGAAGACACCTGACCTGCACAGTATTCGTACTGACTGATGCACACCGCATCCCATCCCACCTCGCAGCAGTAGGGGTCAACCTCAATCACCCACGAGTAGCAGTAGTCGTTGGCCCAGTATGGCTCACCTGGACCAGTGATGCATCCAGCGTCGTACAGACACTCTTCGTTGTTGGGTACGTTAGCGTACACGTTGTAGTTGGCAGCGTCAGGGTCCATACACCCAGGCATAGGCAACTCACAGCTTCCATTGTTGGTGTTGGCCATCGGGTCGTAGTTGATCGCCTCGGGAATGGTGCATCCGTAGATGAACTCAACGCAACTGTTGTTCTCTGTGTTGGCCAGCTCGTTGTAGTTGAACATGGTGGGGTCAGTACACCCAAACACAACTTCCTCGCACTCTGCTGGATCTGTGGCCGACTCGTTGTAGTTGTATGCTGTTGGGTCTTGACAACCCACCACCTCAAGCTCGTCACACACCCCGTCGCCATCGGCGTCGTTGATACACTCGTTGTCGCATCCGTAGTGCTCGATCGGGAAGGTGCAGTCACCGTCTACGTTTGCCTCGGGGTCGTAGTTGCAGGCGAAGCTAAGCGTGCAGCCCTCGATACCAGCCTCGCAGAAGTCTCCGCATACAGGCACGCCGTCGTACTTAAATGGGAACTTCTTGATGGCATCGGACCACGGGTTGGTCCCGCCCTCCATGAACACACCGCTTGGCCCGTCGAAGTAGAACCCGCATTGGGATGCGGTTGTCTCTGCGTTACCCTGCGTAAAGAACATGACCCTGACTGCTTCTCCAGAGTACAGAGGGATCTGAATCTCTTTCTCAAACTCGTCGCTAGGGTACATGGTAAACGGACCCCAGATCTCGTCGCCCTGCTGCACTCCAACCCAGCTACCGAACCAACCATCTCCTGCTCCGTCCGTAAGTGTCAGAGTAAAGTCACAGTTGTCTTCTGTCTCCAGTGTATTGGCATCCTCATTGAAGTTAATTGCTTGAGGATCAGTGCATCCCAGTATCACCTCTGTCTGACAGCTGCCGTCATCGATCACGGCACTGGGATCGTACTCTGTAAACCACGAGTCGGTGCATCCCTGAGGGATGGGCGGGAAGCATGGGTCGATCACGATAGTATCACTTGATGCTACTTCGTACTGCGTAGTATCACCCACGTAGTACAGCGTCTCTCCACACAGGTTGGAAACAAGCAGGTTCCCATCTACTCCTCCATAGCAGCTGCCGCACATACCATCTCCGAAGCTGTCGTACACGTCCACCCTGAACTCCGAACCAACAGGTAGGCACACAGCCTCTACAACGGGAGCGCCTACAATAGAATAGCCTGACCCCTCAGCAACCACTTCACCGTCTGGGACTGTGACTAGATCCCAGCTGATCTCAGCTGCATAAGTGTCAGGCGTAACTGTTACAAGGATGTTGTTGTATCCTTCTTCGCATTGTACGGGAGGGAAGTCGCAAGGTGCAGGAGCGTTGGCCCAGGGGTGATAGTTGATAGCACCCGCTTGCATACATCCAAAGATGGGTGGTGGACAGGCAAGAACCTCGAAGGGGACGGTCATCTCTGACGCACTGAAGTCATACACCGTGGTGTCTAACTCACAGGTGTTGATCGAAAACCAGCCCTCCCCGAAGCCACAGCAGATGCCATCGCCAAAAGAATCGTAGATGGTAAAGGTGTACTCACCAAGAGGCAGTGGAAGGAACGCCTCGACATACGGATACTCTCCCTGCAAAGGCGCTGAACCTGCAACGATGGCGTCGCTTGAGTCTCTAATAAGCCACGTCGTTTCTTCCCCGTATGCGTCCCCTTGGATGGAGATGGACACCCAGCCCTCCTGTGCTGTTGCAAACAGAGGGAGTAAAAGAAGAGGTAGGAATCTCATGAGTCGAGGTGTGAAAACTTCTCTTGAACGACGAAGCTTGGACAAGCCTTGTTCGAGTATTCATTGTGTCCGTGGATGGAGATGTCTTTCCCAAAAAGACATCTCACACCGTTTACGATTTCTTCAAAGGCGCAAGCCTGATCCTCCGACATCGTGTCTTTGGGAAGCATACCCTCATCGCATCCTCCGATGTAGCATACGCCCACTGTTGTTTTGTTGTGGCCTTTGACGTGAGCACCCGCCTTGTCGATAGGTCGGCCCAACTCCACACTGCCATCAAGTCTGATGACGTAGTGGTATCCAATGTCAGCCCAACCGTTTCCGTTGACGTGCCAATCACGGATCGTTTCTACGCTGTAGTCTTTGCCCTCGGGTGTAGCCGAGCAGTGCAATACAATTCTGTCAATGTTTCTCATGGTGTAGCAAATGCTTTTTCTGTTAGAATAGATTCGAGACCTGCCTCAGATTTAATGCCTAAGTAAAAGAAAGCAAAATTAAAGTATGCGTTGTACTCTTCCTCGGTCATCTCCCTCTCTTTGGCCTTGAGAACAGAGGCGATTTTCTTAGAGCTTTCTTTGGACAATCTACGCATCTCGTTCGCATGCTGACTGTATTGTTCAGGCATGATGTTTTGCAACAGCTTCTCAGCTACAGCGGGCTTCAAAGCAGACTTGAACTTTGAGACGCTGATGTTTTTGTCTAGCGTTGTCAAGTCGCTTTCTGCTTGCATCTTCAAGATACGCATGAGCTTGTCAACACCTATGTCTTCGCCAGCTTCAAGGTAAGCTTGAAGCTCTGGGTCGTCACTGAAAGCTTGTGTCACAAACTCGTATGCCGCAGCCTCTTCCTCACTGGTCAGCGATCTATTCATAGGCATGTCGTCCATAGCCTTGGCAAAGTAGTCCAACTCTTTGACACCCAAGCCCACAAGGTTAGCTCCGTGTAGTGTTGCCCTCAAGACCGTGCTGATCTGCATGTGCTCTTGATCTTCAGGTCTCACAAACCTTTCGCTTCCTGAGTTGGTCGTATACGACTTACCATCTCTCTTCAGTCGATCAATTGATGTCGTGATGTCTCTGAACTTTTGTCCCGCTGGCCCTGTCAACCCAAGCAAAGTGTACAAAGCTCTAGCCCCTGGCTCTTTTTCATTCTTTGCCATGTCCGCATAGCTGTCTCCATAAGTTGGGACAGCACCACCATACTTTTTGAACAAGGCAAACTTGTCTTCTTTTTCGAGTCCAGGGATGTCGTAGTCCGCTTCGTTGAAGAACAAGTGGTAGTTAAAGGCATCTCGAACATTGTCGTCAACCATACCTATAGATGGAACGGGAAGAGCATCAACCGCAGCACTCACACCAGACTCTTTCAACATTTGAACTGCATCAAACTCCTTCTCTTCGTCATCATCATCACCCATCGCTTGTTTGACAATCTCGTTGAAGAGTGCCATCGTCATTTTAGATGCGATGTGGAAGGCAAACAAGGACGACATGGTTGCAGCAAAACCTCTGAGTCCATCCTTTCTTGCTTGTGCATCTACACCCATAAGAAGTCTTCCCACATCCGATGTCAACGACCTCTTTGTGTTGATCGCAAAACTTTGATACGGGAAGAACGCTTGCATCAAGCTTCGACCAGCACCACCATCTCTTTTGTAAATGGCTGCTGCCATTCGAGCACTTGAAGTGTTCTGATCTTTTTCAAGCATGTTGTCGGCATACGCCAAGGCTTCTGCATTGGGATTGGCTGCTTCGTTCGTCCAATCAATATCAGATGCGCTCGTCACAACACCCTGTTCAATTAAGAAGTCAGCGTAGTAAGCAAAGAAAGAAGCAACAGCAACCGCCTTATCCGTTGTAGTCAAAGCCCACAAAGACTTGTTTGTGAACGTGTCTCTCAACCGTCGCATTCTAGACCTGTCAAAGTTTGTGTTGCCTTGGAACGGGTCGATGTTTCCTGCACGGTAGTCTCTCAAAAATGCTGCACTTCTTTTGAGCAACTCGAACTTGTCTCCAGGAAGCTTAACAGTAGGATCGCTCAAGACCTTACGCTTGCCCTCAATATCTGTCCCGACAAATGTCAATGCAAGGATGCTTGCGGACTCTTGCATGAAATACATCATGGAGCTGATGCTCCGCATATTCATGAATGTCGCCAAGCCGACGGTGCCCTGTTTGACAACCTGAACAAAAATCGATCCGAATGCACCAACAACCGCCGCAGCACGCAAGGATTCGATGGGGTTCAACAATGCCTTACCGCCAACACGAACACGACTGCGGAAGATAAACGGTTCGCTTTGTGTTTCAACCTGCAAGAAATCCCTGACGTATTGCTTGAGCTGACCACCAGCTTCGTCTTTTACCAAGTTGCCAAACGCTTCCGTTCCAAACGCATACTCCATCGCAAGGATGTCCCCCAAAGCTGTAGTAATCAACGCATTCTCCCTCAGGGTGTTGTGGTTGATGTCGATGAAATTCAATCCCAAGATTGCTTCACCACCCACAGCCCTTTGCTCTCTCTCGAAAGTTGCACCAGGAGTTTTCTGTACCCCACCTTTTGATGAGGCTTGCATCCTGCTAACCAATGCATTGCGCAAGGCCATGACAGATTCTACATCCTCATCTTTTGAAGTTTTTCTAACCTGGAATGGCGTGTAGTTGTCGAGGACGCCAAGCTCTTTCCCAAGAAATCTTTCTGCAAAGATTTCCAAGTCGGGCCTAGCTCGTTCGTGCAGATCGACCATAAAGTCCACCATCTCTACAACCTCAGGGCGCCCTGTCTGCACACGGTTTTGCAACGCCTCTAGCGTTGCTTCTCCTGTAAACAAGAAGTCAAAAGCTTCTTTGAACTGGTCGATCGTTTCTTGAACAGCACTTTCATTTTGCTCTATGTCCTCGATTGTAGCTTGCATAGAATCACGCAAGGCTTTATACCATGCCGCTTGCTTTTCTGCAAGACGCTGCTCAAAATCCTCTTGCGTCCTAGAGGCAGCACGAGCCTCTTCAACAAACTCTTTTGGCATCTGACGAGACATGCTGTATATCTGCGACAGTGCTTGACTTAGCTTCGACGTAATGTCTGTTTTGCCCTTGAGAGAAAACTTCTTGTTGATCTCGTCAATCTTCTCTTGCAGTGCGTTGGCAGTTTCCAAGTGCCTTTGTTCAAAAGCATTGATAGCCATGATCACGTCTTGCAATCCGATCGCCACCTTGATTCGAGCAATGTCTCTGTTGCTCACACGGAAAAGATTCCTAAGCAGACTAGACAAGTTATCCAACACACCAAGAACGGCTGTTCGCTTTGACGAAATACCTCTTTCTGTCAGTTTCGTGATCTTATCGGCGTAATTGATGCGCCCCTTGGTGAGTGCAGCCAAGTATCCGAGTCCAAAAGTTCTGCCATTGACGAGGTAGTCATTGAGCTTGTACTCGATCGCCAAGAGGTGGTGCTTCTCAAGCTTGTCTAATCTTTTACGAACTTTGTTAAAGACCTCGTCGTCTTCAATGTTGGCGTTTTGAGGCAAGCCCATGATCAAGCGGAACCCTGGGTCGGCAAGGATAGCCTCAGCATTGAAAAGCATCAGAGGCATAATGCCTTCGTCAATGATCAAAGATTTCTTTAGATCAACCAGTGCCTTCTCCTCTTTGGCCAACTCCAAGTAGATGGTCTCGAGATCGTCAACATTACGTGGGTCAAGACCCAGCTTTTCCGCCATCTTGTTGACTCTCTTCTGCGTGGCACTAAGCCTGCTCTCGAAGAACTTCTTTAAGATAGCTTCGTACTCCTCTTCAAAGGTGGTCTCTTCGCCCTTCAAAAGCTTACGCTCTACGGCTCTCTCGGCCTTAGCCCGTAGCTGCGCCTGTTGCTGCGCTTGCTCGATTGCTTTGAATGCATCGAGCTGCGCCTGCAATCCTTTGACCTCATTCAACTGAGTGGCATCGAACACAAGGTTGCCCTCCTCATCCTTGGCAAACCGTCCACGGCGCATGTTGTTGTTGACCGTGTTGAGCAAGTTCATGAACGCCTCAAGCTCCTCCAAAGGAATCAAGGACGCCTTGATGCGGGACAAGGCTAATGCAAGATCAGCGTATGTCGTGAAGTCCCGTTGCTTTGACTTTCTCTTCAACGTGCTTTGGAACTGACGAATAGTCTGCAAGTTTTTGAGGTGCCTCTCCATAGCACCCCTGGCATCTTGCTCATCAAAGATGGCAGCCAACTTATCCAGGTGCGCATCGATGTACTCTAACTCGTTGCCCTTCAACTTCTTAGCTGACGAACGAGACAGCTGAGACATGACCTTGAAAAACTCTGTCAGTTGCTTTACGGTGAACACCTTGGATGCGCCTTTGTCCTTGGCCATCCGATCTTTGATAAGCTTGCGTGCCTCACGGATAAACTGCTGCACCGTAGACACTTTGTTTTTCAAAGCGTCCAGCTCCTCTCTCAGTTTCTTTGCCTCGGTAGATAGCTTGTTCTTTTCTCTTCTAATCTTAGAGACAACCTTGCCTTGCTCCGTGCGCCCGACTCTTCGGCCCCGAGCAAACTGTACTGCCTTCTTGTATGTTTCCTCAGCGTCCTTTTTGCTCATGCCAGAATCCTCTAGCACCTTCAAGACTTCTTCTTTCTTGGGCTTGAACAGTCGTATCTGATCGGTCTTTTCAAGAACGAGCTTTTTCTTTTTGCCTCGACCCACCTGCTTGAGTGTAAAGCCTGGCTCAGTCATGATATCCGCCACAGTGCTTACGATGCCCTGACGTTTCGTGACAGACTCAACAGTGGTGTCTGCATCGGACAGAGACTCGATGCTGTTGCGGATCAAATCAATCTGGCTCTCAGAGAACACACCCCCTACGTCGCCAGCAATCGTTTTGATCAGGGCTGGCTTGGACAGAGCTGCGATATCTGCGCCCGCCTTGGCCAGTTGCTGTACGATTTCTGTCGGCACGATGTCAACGACATTGAACAGCGAGGTAGGTGTACCTACAAACTTGCCCAGGATAGAGTGCTGATAGGTGTCGTGAGCGTCAGAGTCCTCTTGTATACCCGTAGGCTCCAACACGCCTACGATGTCACCCGTTTGGGCATCAATCTTTTCAAGGTATTCGTCTCTAAGCAGTCGATTGAAGACATCCTGCTTTGGCACGCCAAGCTCGTCGTGCAAGAACGTATGAAACTCAAGGGATGGCTTGACGCCCATGCCTTGGTGCAGCATGTTCTGCACAAATGTTTTGCGTGATGGGTGATCGACAACGTCTTTGCCTCGGCTGTTCAAAGCCTTGAGCACGCCCATCCACTTCTTTGTTTCTGTCTTGGTCTTCAGGAGAGAGTTTGTGATTTGCACAAACTCATCAAACGACCCCTCTACAATCTCGACGCCACCAAAGGTCTTGCCGATATTTCTTTTCATCCCAGCTTCGATCTCCTGGATCAACACCTTGGACGTACCCTTGGAGAAGTTGTGTGCCGACTTGGGTGAGCCAGACATCAGGAAGATGTAGTCAGCTCGACCAACCCTGTCATTCAATGTCTTGGGAGACAAGCCTGATGCCCACACCACATCGTTGTCTTGGTTTTGCTGGTCGGTACTAAATCCGATGCCTCCCAAAACCTGTGCTTCAACGCCCGTATCAGGGTTGCTGTACGTGCCTCTCTTCAACTGGTCAGCCATCCACACCCATACGACAGGGTTGCGATTGTTCTCAGCCTTGAAGTCAGACAAGAGACTGGCAATGTCTACCGTGGGTTGGTTGGCCATGTAGGTTCCTGCCACATTGATGGCTTGCTTCTTGGCCTGGACTTGGGCGGGATCAACAGGAAGCCCCTCTTCAGTGACAGATTCTTGCGAGTCCAACCCTGGCTGCACACTGTTGCCGTCCTCATCTACTTGAGCTTCAAGTACCGCACCCTCCTCTTCGTCGATGGCTGTTGGGCCCTCTTGCAATCTTAAACCAGCTTCGATAATCGCTTCGGTGTCGGCTACAGCCTCACCCCTAGCCATCGCTTGGGTAGCGGCGTCGATGGCTGCGACAACGGCCTTGAGCTTTGGGTCTTTGAAAGAAGTGCCAAAGGTGCGAGACACAAACTCCTTGAGCCCTGAGATCAAGCCCGCCTTGAAATCAATACTCAATGTGCCCGATGTAATCAACGACTTGATCTCTGTCAAGAGCTCGTCTGCCGCAGTATCGTTTTCCGCAACGATTTGCATCAGAAGCTTTCTCTGCATAGCAGGGTCTGCCTCAGCCAAAGCAAGGACTGATCGTTGCTCTTCAGGCAGGTATGCCGCAATGAATCTAGAGAACACATCGATGTTGGGAATCAGACGTGCCAGCGTTGCAGCAAGACGTCTGGTGCCTGCCTTGGTATCCTCTTGATTTTCGTTCTGCAAGGTGGCCTGGTGGAACGCTTCGTGGTATGGCGTGTTGGCCTCTAGTGCAGGCAAGAACAAATGCACCTCGGCGCTTTGCACTGTCCCGTCGTCCTTTCTCTTGTACACCACATGCACACCTCTAGCAAAACGCTCCCCTGTAGCTTTTTCATACGCTTTCGTGGTGCCGTGCAGAAACACCTTGCCACCTGTCCCAGCTTCAGTAACTGTAGCAATAATGTTCTTGATGTTTTGCAGTCCACGAATGATCTGCTCTCTATTTGAGAAGCGGGTGGTTACAATTTTACCTGAGGCGATGATTCTGTCGATGACAGAGCCAGCATTTTCTGACGTCAGTTCAACACTATTGCCCCTACCAACCCTACCGTATTCAGTGATATCTGGGTCAGTAGAGCCCACCTCTCTGATGACAGCTTGCACCTCAGGATCTTCCAAAGCAATGTCTACAGAGTTTTCGTTCTGAGCATATTTGCTTTCGATTTCAAACTTCTTCTTGAAGCTTTCTTTAATCTGATTCTGAAGAAGGTTTATTTGCGCCTCGTAAGTAGAGACCGCAGCTTTGTTATTAGCTGCTTTGGCTTGTGCAAGTAGACCTCTAAGCTTTTGAGCTTCTTTACGAGCCCCTGTAATGTCTTGATTGTGTCCGAAAATAGCTTCCGCATCTTCGTCGGAAACATTTGCAAGGAACGATAAGTCTCTTGCAGCCACTCTATGCTGTTCTTCTTGAACATCAAGCATCTTTCTTTTAACCTCATCTCTTTCTTCTTTTGTTGTTGCGTTTTTGAACTGCTCACTGAGCTCTTCATATCTGTTTTGCAGACGTATCTGATCTTTCAAGCGGAACTTGCTGGCCACATACGACGGCGCTCGAACGATGCTAGTTTGTACGCCTCCTGCTGCGACACCCACCACGAAAGAGTCGGCTACCTGAGCCCACGATACAGACAACTGTGCCTTCTGTATCTCCTTTGCAGCGATGCTTTTTTCAAGACGGTCTTGCACTTCAGAGGCAATGCCTGGCGTCTCAATCTTTTTCTGAATGTCCTCGATCTCACGATCCAGTGCCAGCCTTTCCGCATAGTTCCGCAATCCCTGATCGGCAACAGAGACCAAGCCCTCCTCAATACCTTCCTCTAAGAACTTAAACGCTCTGTTCGTTGTGACTTTGTCAAAGACATTTTTTGCCTGCAACAAGACACCCTTTTCGGCGGGGACAGTACCCCACAAAAGAGCCTTACCGCCACGCCCTGCCAGTGGCTTGAGACCCACGGCTTTACGGATGGCGTCAGCGGAACCTAATTCCGCCTTCATAAACAGCTTTTCTGACAGGTACTCTACGCCACCAGCCAACGTACCAAAGGCCAACTTTTCACCCGCAGTAAGATTTGAATTTTGGTTCAAATCTTCTATCGTAGAGCCTGCGCTACCTAGTGCAAAGCTGATGAGTGTGAGTTCAGTGGCACCTGTCGCCAACCCTGCGATCTGTAGACCAATCTGTGGGAGCGCCTCGGCCACCATGCTTGTAAACATGACGCCCCGTGCATACTCGTCCCCAAAGTTTTGTCCGAAAACACCTCTTTGAATTTGCTCCAGCGTCAATCCCTTTTTAAGATTGTTGGCCTGTGACATGCCCGCTGAGAGCTCCCCGAAGGTAGGAGCTTGATCAGACTCTACACCTAAGATTCCTGCGTAAAACTCTTGAAAGGAAGGGACAGCAGTATCGCCAAAAATATTAAGCGCACTATCCTCTGGGGTGGCTTCTAATACCGCATCGACAAAATTAAGCGTGCCCGAAAACACCATACCAGCCGTCTTGAAAAGGTTAGGTGCGATAAGATCCTCTTCCAACTGACGGCCTAAAAACTCTCCTGACGTTCTGTACGCTTGCAGAGCCATGTCGCTTTCCATAGCAACCTGATCCAAGGCTACTTGACCAATAAGCTCAGAAATGTTGTAAGCTCTACGCTCCAAGCCCAACACCTCATTCGCTTCGTTGTAGGTGTTGATGATGTCCGTGCGTCTGCTTGCCAAATCTGCTTGCACTTCTTGGCGCTCCTCCTCTGTCACTGCGGTGTTGAAGCGATCGACGAAAGCATCAAGCTCTGTAATGGCTGCTTTCTTTCCGTCCTCTGCTTGCACGACCTCATTGCGTGCGTTCCAATACCCTGCAATCTGCTTGTACTTGTCCTCTGAAAACTCAATGTTTCGACGTTCGTAGTAGTCTGATGCCTTCTCAAACGTATTGATTTTTTCAGGCATGTTGGGCTGAATGGCAGTCAGCTCTTCGTCAGTTTGAGGGACGTAAGCAGAGTTGACGTTGCCCAGTTGACCCTCATAGAAGGGCACGCTCATACCCTCCTCATCTTCGACCTCGGGCAAGGCTTGAACCTGCTCGTTGGTGTACTTGCCGATACCAAACTCATTGTTGATGATCGACGTCTTGAGGTTCTCTTTTGACGTAGAAAGCTCAGCACGATCTACGATCAAGCCAGCACTCAACATGACATCGTTGATATCCTCTGTAGTCACTGATGTGCCTGTAAACAGAGGAGTGTCTTTGAGGGTGTCAAATATTTCTTTTGAAAAACCCTCCCTCTCCTGTGCGCTTAGGGCGTCGCCCAATACGCCTCTACCCTGCAACCACTTCTGCGTCTCTTTGAAGACAAAGTATTCTCTTTGGTTGGCCTGATACTCAGATGGCGCTGAGCCCTCAGTACCGTATGCCTCAATAACTGACTGAGTGTCAGTCTCATACAGCTCTTGTATGTCTTCTGGCGTGAACTCTCTGCCACGTCCTGTCTCTTCAGCGGACATGGTAGCCATCGCCTCGTAAGGATCTTTCGCCTCACCAAACAGCGATGAGAGATATCCAGACTTGTTTTCTTCAGCTTGCTTTCTGGCGCTTTCTAAGTCTTGCACGGGCTCGAAGCTTGAATCGCCTGTAAGCGATTCTAAGCCTGCAACATAGTCGGAAGAGAACGCCGACTCTTTTTTTTTTGGATTGATGCCTGACAAATAGATCAGGTCTCTTTGGTCACCCTTGAACCCAGCACTGTTCATCACGGTCATGATTCTGTTGAAATCATCCGTCTGACCCATCTGACGAATCAAGTCTTCTTTGGTGCCGAGATATCCTTGCTCTTGAAGGACGGTGTAGATCTGATCAATCCGATCTACGTTGTATGATCCGTTTGACATTCTTAGAGAATTGTTTTGTGCATCATTGTGTCAACCTACCGACATATCGACCTCTCAACTGACTTGCAGAAAGATCTCTTTCGTACAGTTTATCACTAACATTACCGCCCTGCACTTGATAGACTGTTTCTGTTTTAGGCTTTCCATCTCTACCCATTACTGGATTGCCTTTTCTATCTTTTACTTCTACCGTCTTCACTCCAATAATGATGTCAGAGTGAGATCCATACCCCTTTTCCTTTCCATACTTACCCCTTCCTTTAGCATCTCTTTCAAACTCCCTGTAAGTCTGCGGGCCAAGCGGATTTCCGTTCTCGTCTTTTCTTCCTTTGAACAGTATATCGCCCGCTTGGTACTTCGTCTTTCTAACCAACTCTTCGGCCTTGTAGTTTCCTTCACCTTTGAAGCCTCGTCTGATGTAATCTGAGTGCCGTGCGCTACCCTCAAATGTAGGGTCAAAAGCTTTTGCAAGCTTGCTTACAGTCGCTGCGCTCCAAGCATGTTCGGTTGCGTCTGCCCCTTCTCTTGGATCGAATCCAACATCAGCAAATAGTTCTTCTTCAATATATTTTTTCGCAATAGGATTGCTCTCGTCTCTGTACACACCTAGCTCAGCGTCATACAAAACATTCTTGAGTTCACCAGCAGCAACACCCAATCTATCTTCCGCTGAAATCTCTTGCCCAAGCTGATCAACCTCCTCTTTTGCAATTTCCGGTTTCTTGAAACGCCTCAGGCGAGCCCTGTTTGATTCTACTTCACGAGCAAGCTCCTCTTTAGACATGGAGGCGTAATCCCCTCTTTTGCCTTCCGCAGACGGTACCGCTGTATCGGCAGGTAATTCAGCCCCAGCCGCTGTTGGGTCAGGGGTTGCTGTAGGTGTTTCTGTAGGTGTTCCTGTAGGTGTTCCTGTTGGGTCAACGGAGGCAACCACTCGACCTTCTGGAGTAATCTCCAAAGGTTCTGTTGTTGGGAGTCCTGTTTCTTCAGCCGTTGGCACTGCAAGACCCTCTGCGCCCTCCTCAGTTTCTTCAGCTCCAACGCCCTGATTCAAGCCGCCCAACGCTGTCTGTGCTGCTGTAGGTGTAGGCGTAGGGGCTGGCGTGGTGCCTGTCCCTGTTGAGGTTACTCCAACTTGTCCCTTACCTAATTCAATCAGCTCACTATAGCTTGGGTTTTGCTTGTTCTTTGGCGCCATCCTGCTGAGCTGTCCTTCCAACTCTGTAAACAACTCAAGGTTGTTTTCTCGTGTGATTGTCTCGGCTCCTGATAGAAGCAAATCGATCAGGCTTTGCTGCTGTGAAGAACGATCAGCCTCTGGAGTTGCAAGCAGCTTATCCAACAGGTCTCTGTTTCTGCCAATCTTGTATCCAGCCACTTGACCTTCTGGGTTCATGTACACGTTCTCTACCTGCACGGCTGTGTTTCCAACGTCCACGGCATTTAGGCGTGCCGAAGTCGGGATGTCAAACACCTGCCCAAGCTCTGCAACCTCTACGGATTGAACAGTGTTGTTCTCCCCATAGTTTCTAGGAGCAAACGGAACGAATGCTGGCCCAAGCTCTGTTGCTGTTTCTGTCGTGGTGGCTTCAGGAACACTGAATCTAGACTTCGCCCTTTCGTATGCGTTCTTTGCGTGCAAGTTCTGTGCTTCACGGAACTTCATGAGGTTGTCCTCTGTCACAGTAAATGACCGACCCCCTGCGGTAGTCATCTCTTGTCCCACAAGTGTTTTCAATTCATCCTCCGAGACGTCATATTGAGCATTGCCATCGGCATCAAAGCCTGTAATCTTGGTGATAGATCGACCTTCTACATTGAGATCCTTGAGCGATGGAGAGTAGATCTGATCAACAGCGTCCAAGTCTTTTTCTACAACGCCTCGGTTTGGAATGTTCTTAGTCTTGTATGCCTCAAGAGCAACAGCGTTCCACATGGTGCCCTCTCTCTTGGCGTAGCCGTTGTATTTGTCAGCAAAGTCTGTGGCAAAAGCATTTTGATCCACAAGGACTCCAGAGCTAACCCCTGCTGTATTTCTGCCTTGATACGAGTCCACAAAAATTGTATCCGACACCTTGCTTGACAACTGAGTGTATGCACCTTCGACACTGCCCTGAACCACAGGCAGATTGTCAGGATTTGAAGCAGTAACTGCTGACTCAAAATAATCGACACTTTGGTCTCCCTGGACAACTCTAACCTTATCTCCCACCACTTCATAAGCAGGGGCTTGACCAAACTTTTGGTTGAAGAGATTTAGGTTGAAATCTCTCAACCCAGCCTCAGCCAAATCTTGATCTCCTCTGATAGAGAGGTTTTGCTCTAGAATAAATTTACTCCCAAAGACAGCGTCCTGAGCAATGCCGCTGTACTGCGACTTGGCCGCAGACACCCTTTGCGCATTGGCGTCAGAAGGGTTTTGTTTGAAGTCAAGCTCTGTCTGCTGCCAGACATCAAGAGCTTTTTGAACGCCCTCCTTGTAGTAAGGGTTGATGTTCCCAGGGGCCGTAGTCACCCCAGCCGTCCCGATGCCAAGCGTCTTCTCTTTGTCCAACTGTTTCTGCGCACGCTCCTGCACCACCCCAAGGATGGGATTCATGAAACGACCTGCCGCCTCCCTTCCGATCGCACCATAGTCTGGCAGAGGTGCAAGGAATCCTGTTTTGAACTGTGGACCGTGAGACATCTTTTTCGAATTTCGTAAGCAGTTTCAATACAAATTTGTGCAAAGGTGAGTCACCCTGCTTGGCCAACCTCATCATCTTTTTTGATTGTTCTGGATTGAAGACGTATTCACCGCCCGTCAGCTCGATGCCAACAGAGTCACCTTCTTTATCGACCAACGTCAATGGGTTGGTGTTGTGAGAAAACGATCCAGGCGTTTTCGCAACCTTGTATCCCTTCTTGGCAACCTTCCCTCCTTTATCCATTCCCATCCCAACACCAATGACACCGCCGACGATGCCTCCAACACCACCAGCGATGTTGGCGAAGTTTTGAATACGCTGTTGCTCGGCCTGGGCTACACGGGCCTCGGCCAACCGCTGAGCATCAAAGCCAAACTCCATGTCTCGTGTAGACCGAGCCTCTTGCCTTGCAATGGTTCTGTCTTGAGCCAAGCCTAGGTCTTTCAAAGCTGCTGTCTGCAATCGCTGCTGAGTCAACACCTCCTGTCGCTGCGCCGTCTGAGCCTGTTGAGTGGCTTGGGCTAAGGCCCCAAGCCCACGGGCCCCGAACTGTGAAACGGCCTGCGTGGTGGTGGCCAAAGATCTGTTGATGTCCTCCAGCCTCTGTTGCATAAGGCGTTGATCGTAAGCCTGTTGCACCTGCTGATAGAAAGCACTGGGAGTAGCTAGGGAAGGCTGTGCCGCTTGTAGATCCGCAAGGTTTTGTTGTGCGGCATCTAGTCCTTTTTGAGTCCGTCTCTCAAGACTTCTCTGATCGAGCGCACCCATGATGCCTCCCGCCAACTGGCCTACTCCGCCAATGGCTGACCCTAAGGCCTGTGCTTGTCCTGCTGAAAATGTATTCGACATCTTTATTTATCGTTGTGTAGTGGTGAGGAGGAGTATGAGAGGTTTACGGCATAGAGCTCTACAGCAGTTGTGTCTGTATTGGTCAAGTCAACTTGGCTGTAGTAGTCACGGATCTTATCTCCATTGATGTCGTCATCAGACACGGCCATCACCGTATCGCCTGCTGTTAGCCCCCCAACAGCGCCACTGGCTGTAATTTCTTTGCGACCTGAAACAGACGAAACAGTTACGCTGAGGGTTGATTCTGATGACGATGCCAACTTAAATAAAGTGTCTCCGATTCCGAAAGGCAAGTTACTCACTTTTGTAGTAAACGTAATCTTGCTGCCATCGACACTTGCGACCTGCCCAAGCACCACCTTGTGTGACGAGTTGGAGGTGCTGCTGGACGTAGCGTCTTTTGCAATCACCCTGTAGAACATGCCCTCCCTTTCATCAAACTCAGAGGCTTGCATAGAGCTGGCCCCCGTGGTCTGCGTGGAGTTGGACACGACGGCTTTCCAAGCTTTGTTGCCCTCAAGACTCATGGCGTTGTACACCTTGATGTCGCTGGGGTTCTTGCGTGAAATCACAGACACCTGTGAATTGGCCTGACTGCCGTAGAAATTGTTGCGTGTGGCGTTGGAGTTGTGCTTGTAGATGACTCCGTCCTTGAATGAAAAGAACTTGTCGTGCAACCTTGCATACATCTCAGGGATGAAAGAGTAGAACGTAAGCCACACACCCTTTGTCGTCGAGTACGCAGACGTCTCAGCAGCAGTGGCGGAGTTGGTGCCCGATTTTGTCATCGTTACACTACCCTTGTCGGTTTGCCGTGTAAAGCTAGTAGGCAAAGTAAGGGAGCTGTCACGGGCAGAGATAGAGCCTGTAGCTACATGAGACCCGCTTGACGTGACTGCCTTGACTGTGATGCTGTCTGTCGAGTTGCGCAAAGAGCTGTCGAGGTATACGCTGCCGATGTCACCCAGCTTGTCCACATAGATGACTCCCTGACCCGACACCTCCCAGTTCAAGTTAAGCACATCCCATTGTGTCTCACCAAGATCCCATGTATCTCGGCCTCCGTTTTCAAAAAGGACGTGAGCCTGTGCATCGACGTTTGTCCTGGTAGCAGAAGCAGGTTTTTTGACAGGGCTAAGAATCAAGCCTTCGCTGTCAGGGAACGTCAACGAATTTCGATCGATTTGTGGGCTTGTAATAATCAGCTCTGCATTGTCAGGATCGTAGCCGCACGGGATGAAGGGCTTCTGATCGAGCACGTTGATGTTAGAGAACAGAGTCTGAAAGTGAGATGTCATGCTCTTGGAGCTTAACAGGTCAATGCCTTCAGACGACAGTTGCACCACAGCCGCACGAGCGACATCGACGAAGTATACCCTCCCGAAGCTTTCTACCACACTCTCAGGCTGCAAGCCTGGGCCCAGATTGCCAGCGTAGTATGTTGGAGTGCCCAACACATTTGTGGATGTCACAAGCTGCCCTCCCGCAGCACTCTCAATCAACACCCGTGAAACGGGTGTCTTTGAGATTTTGTTTTCCTGCATGACCATCAACGCTTCATTGCGGTCCAGCAAGAAACATACATCGCCGTGTTGCGTGTTGTAATCCTTGAAGGGAAACAGTGATGGGTTGAATGAAGACAATGCCAGCACAGCCGAGTCTAAAGCGAACGGATCACTGTATGTAACTGACGATGATCTGACTTGCTCTATCTGGTCTGGCGTTTCGATATGAGGTCGCCCAATATCTACAGCCTTGGATTCAAAGAAGTCACTGACTGACTCGTCCTCAATAATGAAGTTCTTATACGTCTGGTCTCCTGGCTTGGTTTCGTCAGGTTGGCCTGTGCTGCTGTTTGTGGGATTCGTCAAAATCTCACGCAACTTCAAATGCACATCACCAGTATCCAAGGTGATGCATCCTGGGAAAACACTGTCAGGGGCTCCCGCTGTCGCTGCCACAGTGCAAGAAAAGTTACTGCCAGGAGTGGCGAGGTCAGGGAATGGGAACCCTTCGCTAATTGTGTACAGGAAAGTCCCGCCGCTTTGCGGTTGAATACCTGTGACAAAAACGTCGGTGGCATCAGGAACCGAAGCTGCTGGAGTTAGCCTATCTCCCACAAAAAGCCGAGTCGTGGAGGTAAATGAGGTGCTACTTACAACACGAATTGCGGCAGTAACTACCGTCGTGTTGCTTCTGTCCCCGCCATGTGTACGGCTTCCTCCCGCAACCACGATATCGAAGGTCTTGCCGACCTCGTGAAAAACCTGATTCTCCACCCGTAGCTTGGGTCGAAAGATTTCTACAACGCAATCGTTGGTGAAAAAATCTAACCCCGCAGCTACATCCAGCTTATTGAACCCAGGGATGTCCTGATCTCGTATGCCAAGGAAGAACCCTGTTCTGCGATATGTCGTGTCAGATGGTTGATCACTGTTCGCATACAATTTGATAGGGTTCTCCTCGTTGTCTATGTACCTCTTGTATGAGCTGATCTTGAACTCATGCATAGGTCGAACCGTATTGCCGTCTGAGTCCTTGTATCTGAGCACACGCAGAACATCACCCTCTTGGTATTCGTACTCTAAGTTGGCGCCCTTAGATTCATTGTACGAGTTGGTCTTGCCCTCTAAGGAACGCATAGACAGATAGATAAGGCCGTCAGGGTCACTGCCAGAACTCGTGCCCAAAGCATCGATGATCGGTCTGGTAACTCCACCTGAATCACTCAGAGGATCGGCATAAGTTTCTGTCCGTGGCAAGCCTGCCTCCAAAACAGAGATCTGCAAGATCTTTTCGTAGCTCGTGTTTTTAGAATACACAGGAGCGTACTTGGTTGCCCAATATGGTGGCTCGTGGGTAAACCTCAAATCAACCTCTGTCCTCCCTTCATTGCCGTTTCTATCTACGTCGCCAAAATGAACGACGTCAACAGAATCAATTTTTTGTACGCCTCCATGTCTATTTCTGTGGTCGAAATAGACAATGCCAAATTCATGGGTAGCGCCCGCCTTGAAAGATATCGACTGACCCTCAGACACATAGTCGATGTTTGAGATGACGTTGAATCCTTTGAAAACGTGATTGATCGCCTTTACTAGTGTACCATTTGATTGCTCATCTCTGAAGTCTTTAATTGTCCTGCCCGCAGAGTTGGTAAAGCTCGGACCACCAATACTTGATGGATCTAACTGGAGCTGATTGTAAATGACATTTCCAGAGATACCGCTAGTGCCAGACGCCACATCAAACTGCGCATCGACACCCGTGATATTCAAGTCGACTTTTTCTACACGCAATCTAAAGTCTACTGTTTGTGTTGATTCATTGTATACGCCGCCAAAGACCATAAATGTCACAGTACCATCAAGATCTAGCAAAAAATCTGATGGGGCGGGAGCGCCAAGGCCACTCACTGTTCCTGTGCTGAAGCGTGTTTTCTTGCTTCGAGTTCTCACAAAAACAGAGGTCTGTTGTCCATTAAGAATCTCAATGATCTTGTCTGCAAACTGCTCTTGAACAGTGAGGTTAGATTCTGCATCGATACCCTGTATGCTCGAGCTTGAATTGAAATTTAGAGGTTGCGATCCTCCTGCTTGATCAAACGTCAACGACCTCTGATCGATCTGTGGTGATTCCCCGCCAGCATTATATCCAATAGGTTTCAGCAAGAAACCTCTTATTTCAGTTGGTGGGAGATCCAAAAGTTGGTTGTCAACGGCCAAAGAATTTGGGGTGATGGCGTCTCCATTGGCTGCAACACCATCTGAAAATGTGATGGTGTGATCAAAAAGCATGTCTTCGCCACCAAACGACGCAATGCCAAGGGTAGAGTAATCTATCGTGAGGTCGATGTTCAAAACACCAGCCTCAACAGATGTAAAGTCACTTAATTCAGACACATCAACAGAAAACCCACTTTGCGCAATGTCACCGTTGGCGTTGAAAGACACCAGCCTGGGGTTTTCGTCACTGGCATCAACGAGGTTTTGCCCTATCGGAGCTTCGCCCAGAGCATGACGGAACTTCTCATTGTTAGTAACAAAACTTCCTGTTCCTGGGAAAAACCTCAGTCCTGGATACGTGTTGATATCTAGTGTAGTAGACGTCTGTAAGCCCCTGTCCGATCCTGGCAGATTGAAGTTGTCTGGCTCAGGGTGGTAGATAGGGGTGGCCCCTACCTTCACCCGATCTAAGTTATCAAACCCTTCTAGGTAGTTGCCATAGAAAAGCCTGTTGTTGCTGATGGCCTGCGCAAAAGCATTGCGAGGGACAGCATCAAACATCTTGAAAGCCTCCTGATCTGGCAACACCGTGTACACCCCGTCGTTCGCAAACGCCAATCCGTTTTCAGTGCTGGGTCTGTGCGGGATCTCAGCGATACGATAGAAAGCCTGGTCGTTGTTTCTGCGCACAAAGACTCTTAGCTTTTCTACAGGGCCATCGCTGCCCTGCATCTCCAAGAGCAGTTTGTTGTTTCTGTCACGCAAGAAGTTTTGCGCTGGCGCATTGAAGGCTCTGTTTGTGGTGCTGACAGCGAGCTCAGAGTATGGCGACAGGGCGCTAAGCTCACCGTCGTCATAGACATACTGATAGGCAAACTGAAAGCAGTTGTTTTGCAGGTTGTTGAACTTGATGTCAGGATCGTCAACAAAACTAAATGTGATGGGTGTCTGTGGCGGTTGCTTGCACACGGACACAAACAGTTCTTTTTGAGCATCGGTGCCCGAGGTAAGCAGAGGGCCGTAGCCACTGGTCAACGCCCTGGTAGCGTTGATCTTCCTGGGCTCGTTCCTGCTGTCTGTGAAATACAACAGGTGGTCACCAAACTGATTGATCACCACGTCAGCCTTGACGAACCTCTCAGGATGAAAATTCAAAAAAGAACCTTCTAAAACCTTGTGGTACTTGTCTGTGTTATGACGGTATTGGTAGATACCGTGAGTGCCATTGGCGTTGTACAAAAAGAAATAGATGCAATTACCTGCCTCCGATGACACAGCGCCTACGACTCTGTTATTGCCAGAGCCAGGGATGGTGTCCGAGGAGCTGGCCGAAGCAATCGCAGTATTACCCTCGACGTTTTTAAGCACGCCCTGGTTTCCATCATCGCCTGTAGAGACTCTGATGTTGAGGGCGTTCGACATCTCCACCTCCTTCAGAAGCCTTGGGTCTTCATCTTTGTTGAGGTACTGAGGGATAAGCTTGTCAATAGCCATCAGTATTTGGGTGCTTGCTTGAAGTTCTTACGGATGGTCTTCAACGCCTCCTCTTTGCTGAACGCTTTGAGTCGGGCGTTGGCCTTACGTCTCTCGTTGTAATACTCTTGACGTGCCCGCCCCTTCTCCATAGCTGGGACGCTGCTCTTACGCTCAATGATCTTGTAGTAGATGAAGCATCGCAAAGCCTCCTCTGCCTGCACATGGATGGTAGGATTCGAAGACCGTGCTTCGTCAGCGATGTATTCAATCACCACTTCCGACACGCCGCTGTTGACAGCAAGCTCAATCCTGTTTTGGTCGAGGTTGAGTCTGTACTCACCCTCGTAGAAGCCGCCACCCAAACCGTAGATCTGACCGATGTTGTTCTGGTAGATGTAGTTCGAGAAGACAATGAAGTCGTCAGCACCAAACACACCGCCTGTAGAGAATCCTGTCTTGGCATCTTCCCTGTCATTCACTCCGTCGCTGTCACTGTCAATGACATTGCCTGCGGTGTCGGTCTTGTACTTCTGTGAGTAGTTGATGTTCTTGTTTTCGCCGAAGACGTGAACCAAGCCGTCCTGTCCTACGATGCCGATCTTGATGAGGTCTACAAAATCGTCAGGCAACTCCACCGTGTTGTTGGCTCCCGCCGACAGCTTGACAGAGCGCACACGCTGCAACACATCGAAGCCCATCTCTCTAATGCCCCGCAAGGCGTAATTGTGGATCAGCGTATCCGACGCATTGTTGGCGTAATCATCACCTTCTAAGGTGAGGATGTAGTCGTTGACGACCTCTGCTACTGTAACTAAGTTTCTTGCCATCTATCTATCACTTTTGGGACTCAGCGTTGGAGTAGTTGTATACGTCAGCGTCACGCAGATTCACACCGACAAGCTTGCCCATCTCAAAGACCAACTCCGAGGTGTAGTGCTCAGGAAGTTCAAAGTCCACAGACTCCCCAGGCACATAAGACTCTTTGCCATTCAGGGTGTCAAATCCAAACTTAGGCAAAGAGACAGTGCGGGCATTGGACGTGGGGTCCAAGCCCTCAGGCTGCTTGTAGTAGCGCACCTTGATCTTAGAGACAGAGGTAGGGAACACCTCGAAATCATCGCTCATCAACACCACTGGCCGTGAAACAGTGGGAGCTGACAGAGTGCTCAAAAGAACTCTGTCTAGCTTCTCTTCGTCGTAGATCACGTCAGCCATGACGCTGTTGTTTACACCCAACAAAATATCTCCGCCTGTCTTGACGTTGATAAGACGGGCGAAGTCATCAGGTCTGGCAAAGACACCGCTGCTTTTTGTAATCGTTGTTGTCTTAGAAAAGACACCCAAGTCCTCTTTGATCTGCTTGATGCGAGACTTGTCTCGGGCAGGGTCGATGTTGCGACGCCGCATATTCTCTGCTGCGGTCAACTCGTCGAACAGCTTGTTGAAGATGTTCATCTGAGCGATGGGCGCAAAAGAGTTGAACTCTGTCGGTGTTACAAACCCACGTTCATCTTTATTTGCCAGATCGTTAAGTGCGTTGTATACCTCTCTTACGCTTGCCATATCGTAGTTATATCAATATAGCAAATATAAGAAAAAGGGCCCGAAGGCCCTTTTCACTTGAGACGTACCAAAACCTTAGGCGATTGCTTCGAGCTGCCTGTCAATCTCTGAGAGCACTGAGGCGCCCTTGTCCGTCATCACAAAACGTGTGAGCGTATCGACGGCGTCCTGACCGACAGGCACGGACAGGATCATCTTTCCTGTATCGGCCCATACGATGGCGCCACCCTTCTGCGTTACAATCTGGAAGTCCATAGCCTGCATCACTGTCGTTCTTGCATGCACCATAGGGTTGTCAAACATACCCATGAACTTCGTTGGATTCTTCTTGGCGTATTGCACCAAAGCTCTCTTGAGCTGCAAATCTTTTTGATTGGTGTTGATATTCAACGCCATAGCCACGGGTAAAAGCTCATCGATAGGACGTGCCTTGATCATGGAGATTGCATCGGTAATAAGGAAATCCTTTTCTACCTCCTTTTCAACATCGATTTCTTTGTTGGCCAGTTGAAACACGCCTCCTCCGTTAGCTTTATTTTCAGGGTGTTTTGTCAAAAACTCTAACAAGTTTGGCTGATCGTAACGAACTGTAAGAATCTTGTTTCGAAACACAACATGCTCTTTAACAGCGTTTTCAGATTGCTCATCAACGTAGATAGACTGCTCTCCTGGGCAATATCTAATTTGTCGAACTGCTCCAGTCTCTTCGTCAAAGATGTTGACGCCGTCGCTTTTAATCTTTAAGAAGATGCCGCCTCTACCATTGATTGTTTCAAAAAGCTTGGGCACTTTTTGAAAGTCAGGAAGATTTCTTTTGACAGTTCTCTTCTTAGCTACAGGCTTCTTTGCCGTGGGTGCCTCGGGAGCCTCTGTCTTCTTGCGTGTTACGGGACGGCCACGCTTAGCCGCTGGTTGATCCTGTGTCATATTGAATAATGTATTTAACTGAAACAAATATAAGGCAAAAGAAAAAGGCTCCCGAAGGAGCCCTTTTCACAGTTTTCTTTATTGTTTAGTCATTGTACTCCAAACCATCAGGGTTGGCACCGTAAAGTCTAATAAGAAACCTTCCTGCGGTGTAATCGCCTGCGGCGCCACCGCCATGATACAGATATAAGTATTCCGTATCAGTGATCCCAGCATTGTGAACTGGGTTGTTAGCCGCATCAGCGAGGTTGAGTTGAGTCCTGTCGCCGACTGACTGAACCGCTTCCGTAATCTTCTCATTGCCTGTGGCGTCTGCACCTTGGGTCACGGAAGCGGTGCTTGATGATGAGAGTCCAACGGTGGTGCTGGCGCCAAGCGGAGCCTCCAAACAGATAAGCTCAGCGGCGTATACAATACCATTAACTGCTTGTGTCACCTGGGTGATGTAAGCGGCACCTCCTCCTGTCACACCAATGGCATGGTCTGCTGTTGCCGAAGCAGTGCAAGTCTTTCCGCTTGTAGCTAGATCAACAAAAATTGTCGTGATGATCTCACCATTGTACATTCCAACATTGCTCGATCTCCCAGGGGCCCCTGCACCTGCGGCATTTGCACTAGTAATAGTAGACTGGACAGGCCCGTGAAGCTTAATGGTCCCGTGATCTGCAAAAGTTATAGAGACGTTGCTCAGCCTATGGTCAGCGTACTCTCCAGTAGAGTTATCTCCTATAACTAGAGTAGGCTCTCTGGAGTAGTTGATCTGATTTACGATACTCTCCATGATCTCCCTAGGATCAGAATCGGCGGTGCGAGACATGGTCACATCAAGGGTGTCAGTCTCCACTGACTCCTTGAAGATCATTTTCAATGTACTAGCATTCGTGACCTCCATTCCAGCGGAGGCTGATACAGGAACCGTGGTGGCGCTGGCTTCGGTAGGCCCACTAAGAGCAGCACCATCAGCGTTGAAGTATAAGAATTTTTTGTTTGGATCCATGATTTCTATTATAGAATGCTGAGGGAGGTTTCGCACGCCGTAATGTCTCGATGAAGAAACTCATTGTTTATCTCATCCGCAATAACAATAAAAGGTCTTTTGCTGGTTCTGATAGCATCAGTTATAGCATCCATAACCTTTTTGTTTTTGTTTTGAGTGGTGGTGATTTTCACGGTCACCTCGTTTCCAATTCCGTCTTTGACATCCTTGAACTCAAGAGTAATACCGTCGGCATCGGAGTCAGCCTTCATCGCTCTAAGCAAATCAGTAGGCATACAAGCAGCGTCACTTAGGCTGTTTGCAAAGTATAAATATTTAAACATCGTAGTTATTTCTTGTAGCTGAGGCTTGTCCTCACCTAACTGTTAATGTAAAAAAGAGAAAGTGGGGAGAGCCATTCTCTCCCCCTTTCCAAATTAGATTGCCTGTTAATTTGCGGCAGTAATAGTGTTAACACATGCGGTCACATCGGGATGGATAAACACGCTTTCGTTTTCATCACACACAATAATGAACGGATCTTTTGAATAAGACATAGCGTCCACGATAGCCTCAATAACCGCCTTGTGCTTATCCGAGGTGACAGTCAAGTCAACCTTGTCGAAGGTTGCTCCTGCATCATCTTTCATAGGTCGGAAGTAAAGACCCAACGATGTAGAGTCAATGCTACCAAATCCTGCAAAGCGGGAAACGGGATAGCACACGCCATCGTCAAGGGTGTCAAATGGTCCGCTTGCCGCCTCCATGAAGTATAAAAATCTTTCCATGATTTCTAGATTCTTTCAGTTAATGATTAGGAACCTTGGATCAGAACGTGCTGGTTAGCAGCTCTAGTCACGAGGCAACACTCAGAACGGTAGTGGAACTTAGCAACGTCTTGTGTGTCGTTGGTGAAACCAAGGACGCCACCGCCAGTTACCCAGTGCTCCATCTCACGAGAGTATCCTCCAGCAGCTTTGTAGTTCATCTCCAAAGAGGGAGCTCTCTCACCTGAGCGTGGATCCACCACGTTAGCCAAAGGAATCATGACACCAGCGCACAATCTGTTCGCCACGTCAGTGTTTCCGAGCAAGGTGGGATCGTTCAAGAGCTTGAAGCTGTTCTTGTGGAAAGTGTATCCACCACGAGAGTAAGACTTGAAACCGAGGTTCAAAGCCATGTCTCTGTCGTTGTTGAACGCTCCGTAGCTTGAAGCCACACCAGCAGTCACGTTACCGCCTGCACCTGCACCACCAATCATGTCGTCGAGCAACAAGTCTTGCTGGGTGTTAGAGTACACAGCGTATTCAGCAGGTGCACCGTTCTTGTCGAGCTCTCTGATCAAGAGATCGAGATCGGACAAACCAGCTTGACCAATCAAGGTGCTGCTCACGATACCTCTGTCTTCCAATGCTGAGAGGTAACCCTCAGTACCCTCGACATTTGCATCAAAGCCACCAGAGTTAACCTTAGGCAATCCAGCATCAGCGTCGCTGTTGGTAGCCTTTTGGCCCAAGAGCATGATCATTTCACGCTTGTCCATGAAGCGCTGACGGGTGTCCATCTCGCCCTTCACGTAGTAACGATAGTCACCACCGCCCACATCGATGTAGCCAATGTTGGTGGCCTGTGAACCAGACACCTCATACGACTCCTTGACGATGGCGTAAGGGTTGGTTCTCTTCACTACGTTAGACTCGATGAAGCGAGTGGGCTGGTCAGTGCCCTGGTTGAACATGTTACCAATGATCGGCATATCCAAAACATCAGCCACTGTGATGGTCACAGTAGCTGTACCGCCGACGATAGGCTTAGCGTGGAAGGTTGTAGATGAAGAGGTAATTGCTGCACCTGCTGCATTTGAACCCACAACGATCATACGATCCACACCGTTAACCAAAATGATATCACCTTCACGAACGATGAGCTGAACACTCGATCCGTCAGAAAACCCTGATGCATCAGCAGCAACCACAGTGCCGAAAGTGACACCACCAGTGATATCACCCAAAGCACCACTGGAGTCGGTGGTGGAGTTGTCGTCCTCCAAAGAGCTTACAACAGTAGCTCTTTGAACTTGGTGCAAGCGTGCTTCCTCGAAGAACTGCACGCTGTCAGCGGTGCCGTTGTTCTTGATAGCGCCTGTCATTTGCAAAAATCCAGAAATACCCTGAGCTCCGAAAGTTTTAGTGAGCTGGGCACGAACGTCTGGGGCGTTGACCTCCTTAATGAAGTCGTACAACGAAGTGTACTTCGTTGGGTCTGAAAGGGTGTAAAGGTTGTCGCTAATGCCCTTAGGAGCACTACCAAACGTACCTGTACTTTGTGAAATAGCCATTTTTGTTTAGATAAAAGAATTAGACATTAAACGTCATTCCTCCCCCACCTCCGAGTGCTTTCAAAAGCTGTTCCGACAACTGTGTATTCGAGTCTGACTGTGTTCCAACGTCTGGTCGTGAGGCGTCAACATTTGCTGCCGTCTGCACTACACCTCTCTTGCCATCGCTCAACCCTTGGTTGTAGATGGAAGAGATGATGCTGTCTGCGTTGTCGATCAACGCCCTGTGAGCGTTGAGCTTGAAAAAGTCCCACGAGCCATCCTCTCCAATGTAGTCGTCGAAATAGTTTTCGATATTCGAGTTTCTGTTTACTAGCTGAGCCCTGTAGTCGTCATCCACCCCGAACTTGAACGTTTCGTCCGTGCCAGGGAGTTCGAACTCCAGATAACCAAACTCGTTGGTCGTTCTCTGCATCGTGTTTATCCACTCGTCGTCGATAGGGGAACCGACGTCGTCACGAGAGACATCAGGGGCCATATAAGAATCTCTTAAATCGCCAATCTGTCTCTTCGCCTTTTCCGCATCCATCTTGAGCTCTAGCTTAGACAAACGAATCTCGTCCTCAGTGTGTACATCCTCATCGAGTTTGTACTTCCTTCCAATCAAAAGATTGACCTCTTCTGATGAAAGGCTTGGGTGGTCGGCAGTCATCTGGAGTCTCATCACTGACATGTCATCCATTTCGGATGGGTCGAGCGATTGATATTTGTACCAGTCTTCTGGTGACCGCCCCGTTTCGAGAACGAACTTGTTGATCGCACTAACACGCTCATCAATTTCTACGGGTGTATATGATAGCGCCTCCGAGATGTCGTCGTAGCTGTCGAAGCTCCTCCCTAGCCTTTCGCTTAGGAAGGACAACACTTCAGCATCGACATCGATCTCTTCGGACGTCGTATCCTCATTTACGGGCTGCTGTACAGTCTCTGGCTCAGCTTGTGGCTGAGCTTCGACTGGTGCGGCCTCTACTTCTGGCTGAACCTCTTGTTGCGGTTCGGCCTGGGTATCGGGCGTGGGAGGGGTGTCGCTGATGGCGAACCCCGCCTGTCCCAATGCTTCTTCTACTTCTTTACTCATATCTGTAAATTTTTATTAGTATTCAAATGTTAAAATCAATCTGCAATCATCTGCGGCGGGAAAGGAAGGAGATGTGGAAATGCCATCAATCGTGCCCACCATAAAGACGGTGTGTCCAGGGTTGATGCTGGTCACCGTGGTGTCCTCCATCAAGGGAAACTCTGACCCGTCTACAGCCTGCTCCCCAATGTGTGCGATGTGATACACTTGTGGAGAGTGGAAGCCTATCTGATTTGAATTCACCCCCTCGACTTCTTTGTTGCTGATCTGCAAGGACGCCATCCAGCCCATCTCTTTTCTTCCTGTTTGATTAGGAAAGTTTGCCGTGCCACTCACGCTACTCCCTGCCGCACCAAAATAGGTTTTGTCGGAGGTAGCCGTTTTTTGAAAGAAGTGGATTGCACATTCATCGTTGGTCAAGTCCGCAGTGTCTGCGCTGTCTACAAGGAAGAACCCACTTACCAAGCGAACACTTTGTGCAGGAAGCTGCAACTCGACAGCTTCAAAGAATATCTGGTTGTCGCTGTACGTTCCTGTTGAAACAACTACGGGTTGTATGATCGTCTTGAAAGCCAAGGTCTCAGTATTCTACATGAAAAATAAAACGCATTTCATCACCAGTAGCGAAATCTGGACTACCGCTTATCCCGTCAATCGTACCCACCATAAAAACCGTATTTCCAATATTGCTGCTTGTCAGCACCAAAGAGCTCATGTACGGAGTTTCTACCTGAGTGGTGCTGTTCACGGCGGCACCTATGTTTCCAATCTTAGTCATCTTGTAGACGACATCACCTGTGAACCCATAATTATCTTGCGAAATGTTGCTGCTTCCAAATTGAACCGACCCCAGATACCCATTGGTCTCCATCTGAACGCCTGTCAATCCAAAAGCCTGACTCAACCCTCCTGGAGCGTGCGTAGTATTTTGAAAAAAATGAAGGGCACACTCATCAGAGTTTAACTGACTGGCAGAATTACCCCGATTCATAACGATAGCCTTCCCTCCATGAATGATGCAGTCCTTGGCAGGCAACTGCAACTCCACCAAGGCATTCCCGCTGGAATCGACAAAAAGCACGTCATCGTTAACGTAGTTGGCGTTCGTGTCAACGACCACTTCTTTTATGATTGTGTGAAAAGGCATCTGTTAATACTCTACGCTTAATATAACTCTCATGTCGTCGGTCGCATCAAAACCAGTGTTGCCTGAATCAATGCCATCAATAGCTCCGACCATGAAAACAGTGTTCCCTATCCTAGTGCTTGTAAGGACAAAATCGCTCAGGGCTGGGCTTTCAGCGTTTGAGAGTGAACTGTTGCTTAGGTTGCAAAGCTCCTGGAGAACCGTAGCTCCGTCAATCCCCATTGTGTTAATGGCGATATGCTCTTCGCTAATCTGGACCCCGCCTATGTATCCGTTTGCTTTGATCTGAGCCGCCGTTAAACCAAAGGCTGCATTGGCAGCGCCTGGCTGATGAGTGTTGTTTTGAAAAAAGTGAATGGCAGCCTCGTCGTCTTGAAGGCTTATGGTGCTCTGTCGATTCCCCACAAAATATCCACCGTGTAAAATACAGTCCTTTGCAGGCAACTGAATCTCTACCATGTCAAACAAGGTGTCGTGATTGGCATAGCCTGATGTAGACACGGTCACCTTTTGTATGATGTTCTTAAAAGGCATGGCTTAGTATTCCAGTGACAATTGAATGTAACTTTGATCTGTGGCAGAGAAAGCATTTGCCGTACCATCCGCACCATTGTCATCGTAAGTGCCCACCATAAATATGGTGTTCCCTGGATTTGTGCTTGTCAAAACCAGGTTGCCAATATATTTTCTTTTGCTGGCGTTGCGTTCGGTATTACCCAAGCTATTTAAGATGTAGTGCTCAATGACGTCGCCTAAGCCAACCATAAAACTAAAACTGTCATTTGATATCTGTAGTCCTCCGAGATATCCATTTTCTGTCATCTGATCCGCCGTCAAACCAAACGCTGCGTTGGCTGCTCCAGGTGCATGCGTGTTCTTTTGGAAAAAGTGAATGGCGCACTCATCATTGGACGCCCACCCGTCGTTAGGGCTCACAAAGAACCCGCCATGAACAACACATGATTTGGCTGGAAGCTGCACCTCTACCATGTCGAACAACGTATCGTTGTTTGAGTAGTTCGGCGTCGTAGAAACCGTGATGTCTTGTATGATTTTTTTGAAAGGCATTGTCGATCAATATTCTAAAGACAACAGTATACGAATTTGGCCTTGGGCAGTAAAGTTTGGCACGTCATCGTTGTCTGATGTGGTGGTAGCAGAATCGCTTGCCAACTCATCAATCGTTGCAACACAAAACATCTTGTTGCCTAGCTCGGTACTGGTCAAGCCCATGATCCTGTCATTGCCCTGTCTGAATCTTTGGGCAGTGCTTGACGTATCTACTGTGTTATCTCCAAACGGTACCAGCTTAAAGATGCGTGGAAAATCAAAACCTACATAATTGGGCACCGCAAGAGACACTGGAGGGTTGGTGCCAGCAGCGGCGTCATCAAAATCGTGTTTCATCACATGAACGCTGCCCAGATAATTGTTGGCTTTAATCATAGCCTCTTTATCTCCAACACCATTGCTACCCGCAGCTAAATATTCTTGAGGCGCCCCTGCCGTACTTGAATGGTTTTGAAAAAAATGCAGGTTGATGTTGTTGATTTTATGAGCATTTGCCTCGCCGTCTTGACCGTAAGAATCAAGCGTCCCCGAGTCATCAAGAACAAAGCCTCCGAGAAGCATGCAGTCCTTGGCAGGCATCTGAAACTCCGTCATACCGAAGATGACGTGCTGTTCAAGATACCCCGTGCCCGTAGCAATGAGTGGCGTTATTTCGATGTGTTCAAATGGCACGCTCTACTCTTTAGCCTTTGGTGAAAAATGCATACTCCAAAACACAACTGGCTGTATCGGCTCTAGCCTCCAGTCCTGCCCCGTCGTTGATAGGGAAGAAGCAAAACTCTCCAGGGCTCAGTCTGGCGTATTGAACACTGGCTGTAGTTTGAAGCACAACGAAGTTTGTTGTGTCAATGTTTTTGGCGTAGAAATATCTGATACCGCTAACAGCTTCATCCACAAGTTCCTGGTCGTCAGACGTGGTAATGGTCTGTCGTGTCAAACCTTGATTCGGGCCTGCGGCTGCAATAGTCAACGTGTCAGACACAGAAAAATTTAGGCTGTCTGATGAGATATCAGTGCTCACAAGAGTTAACGTAGGGGTGAGGGTTGCCATAGTTGTGGTGTTTGTACTTTACCACAAATATAAGAATATCAACCTTACCTTCTTTTCAAGCCGAATACCTTCTTCTGACTCTTCGGCGGGCGCTTGGTGCTCCCGCCTTTCCCTGACCACAAGAACCTGTTCGCCCAGTACGCAGCACTACCCTTGCGCTTGATGTTCTTGGCATGCCGTGACTTGAACGCACGGCGGGCTTCAGGGCTGTAGTTATGCCCCATAGACTGCGCTCCAAAACGAATGATCTCGCCCGACTCTTGACCAGGGCCAATGGTGGAGACCACGACAGCCTTTTTGGTTTTGTGACCAGGCGTCTTCTTAGGAGAGTTCACCTTACGCACCCCAGCTTTTTTAAGCTTGGATGCGATGGCTTTTCTCATTGACGACCTGTCCATATTACAAATATAATCATTCTGGATCTTGCTCATTCCAGCCCTGATCATAGTCGTTTATGATGGCTGAAATTTCAGAGTGAGTGTATTCTGTTTTGCCAGAAAGAAATGAAGGCTGGGAGCCGCTGTACTCCACTACGACTTGTGTGCGGGTTAAATTGTATCGAAGCACGTCGATACTGTCGTCTTGAAGTTGTGAGAAATCAAGAGAACTAACTTCAGAAGAATCAACAATGCAATACATACTCATGATGGAACACTGGCGTTATAGGTGGCCCCGTTTGTAAGAGTGCCAGAGTTGGAGTTTGACGAAGAGTCGTTTGTGTTGTCTTCAAATCTCCACCATCCAATCAGATCAGACTCTCCTGAAAGATCACCAGGTGCGCCAGAATTGTAAATGTTTGTTACTTCGCTGGCGCTCAGAACTTTGTCAAACAAAGCCCATTCGTCTGTCAACAAGTCCATTGCTTGGCCTCCACTTCTATTTGCACCAATTCTTATAGTGTCAAAAACTACGTCTGACGCAACAACAGTAAGACCCGCAGCAGTACCTGTACCATTATGGCTGGCTACTTCGCTTTGACCAAAATTAACCAACGTCCCATCAAAGTACAATTTCATGACACCAGTGTGTGTTGTGCCACTGTACGCATAGGTGTCTGATGTATCCCAAGTGTACACAACGTGATGCCAATTTCCTTTCATATCGTTGGCATTATATATGCTGTCTGAAGCTGAGCCAAATGATCCATAGTCACTTGCGATTCTATTGAAAGGAGCCCCGTGATGAGAAGCCGCTGTTTTTGCAGCGCATTGTCTAGTGCCAAAACTCCCACTCATTGAGTTTTCTCTGTAAAGCCCCACAAGACCAAAAACATTTGACCCACTGGTGTTGAAATAAAGCAAATCCATTCTACCCTTAGCCAGTTCACTCGAATCAAAAATTGTCCAAAAAGCTTTTGAAGATGTATTGGATGAATCAATGTTGACCCAACAAGACACAGACCCCTGAGCACGAGGTATAATGTCTGAGCTTAAACTTATATCAAAAAAATCATTGACACCATCAGTAAAGAGTGACTTGGTGTTTGCGAATGAAGAAGGCACAGTGACTCCTTTCACCTTAGCCAAGCCAGACTTTGCCACCCCAGAAATCTTATTGATAGAGTTGTAAGAAACTCCTGAAAGCTTACTTATGCTCATGACAGCTCAACCCAGTCTTTTGACGGATCAAAGTATATCTCCCTCTGAGTACCATTTGTACAGTAACCTACAATTCTAACGATGTCAGTACTTCCAGTGGGTGCTGTCTTTGTTATCTCTCCTGGTGTTCCTGACACATACAAAACATCTCCAGTTGTGAAACCAGCAAAGCTTCCGTGTCTTGCCAATCCCTTTACAAGAAATCTGGGTTCATCATCAACCACTGCGATGGCAATCATACCTGTAGCTGAGGCTGCTGCATTTGCATTAGTTTCCTCCCACTGCTGAGAAGAGTCTAAATAGTACAGCTTACCCTGCTCTATGTCCCCATCAGTACCAGCGGGTCCGCTACCAAAAGCCACTACATCTCCGTAATATTGATCAGTGCTGCTTGGAGTTGGGATCTTTCTTTGACCAGTCACAGTCAGTATGCTGCCGTCAAACGTAAGGTTAGCTTCAGCTACAACAGCACTTGTCCCTGCACCCGTAAGAACAGAATCAGAAGTCAAACTAGTAGCCCCAGTACCCCCCTTGGCCACAGTAACGGTGTCAGACAAAGTAGATCCAGCCGCAGTTACAGTGATGGGAGCAGTACCGTCAAAGTTTACACCGTTAATAGCTCTAGCTGTAGCAAGGGCTGTAGCTGTTGCAGCATTCCCTGTGCATGAACCTGAAGAGCCCGAAACGGTTGTTTGATCGCCTGTATTGTTTCCTGATATACTAGCGTCTGAAAGAGCTGCACTAAGTTGAGCTACACTAAAAGACCCTAAAACAGCGGCATTGCCAGTAGATGTAATATGGCCTGTTAAGTTTGCATTGGTTGTTACTGTTGCAGCATTACCAGTTGTGCTCTGATTAAGAGTAGGGAC